TGCATTGTCGCTTGTTTCACTTGTTTTACGTACTATATTTTTATTCATTATTTTATACCCTAAAAATGGTAATGCCTCAAATAAAGACCAATGCACTAAAGCATCTTGTATATAGTTTTCTACTAATGTTTGATAATTACCACTTAAACTACTACCACTAATATCACTTTGTAGTTTATTATATAAATCAGTACCTAATTTAGGGTGTATATGCACATCTTGTGCAATTTTCATGTGTGGGCGTAACAATTCCACATCTACATTACCATTTATTGTAGTAGATTTTTTTAACTTGTTTTCTGATATAAATAATACTGCCATTACTTAACTACTTTGTCATTAATTTTATTTGCTTGTTTTTCTGCACTATTTAAAGGTGGTACACCTGCATCTTTAGGCACATAGCCTTTGTTTCTAGGGTAGTAATTTTTTACATCTTTAGGTAAATAATCACCTTTCTCATATGTTACACCATCAATTACCATTTTTCTAGGTGCTTTACGTAACACATATAACCTACGTAACCAGTAGTGCCTACAGTTAAAAGAGCCTTTAAACCTAAATATGTTATAATTACCAAACTCTGGGTTACTCATACCAGTAATATCCTCACGTGTAAATAAGCTATTGTAGTGTGTGTTTAACATAGTTCTACAAAAATCTCTTGTATTCTCTATTGCCTTACCACCTCTATACACATAACGTATCTTAAATAGTTGTTTATCCTTGTTGCTTTTACCCTCTTTGCCAGTTGGGTTAGGTATATCTACTGCAAAATTGTAATTGTGGTTATCATCTTCTGCTTTCTCTTCATCTATTAACATATAATCATCTTCAATAGTATACTCATTTTCTAAAGTCAAACTATTTAAATAATCTATTGCATCTTTGTCTGTTATATTTTCGCTTAAATCGTGCTTACATAAACCTACATTTTGCTCTTGTGCTAATGGCTCATATCCTAAATGCTCACGTATTTCATCTTGTGTTAATACATCTTTTAATACATCACTATCAAACATACTTGATAATGGTGATACCTCACTAAGTAAAATAGGTAGGTTTATATTGTTTACGTTTAACACCATTCTTAAGCCTTTTAACGCTATATCTTTCATAGGGTTTACAACTGTGTTAGTATACAACTCAAAAGCAGTTGCTAATTCAT